ATCCATGTAGACATAGTGAACCTCTTCGCCAGACAGTCTCCTTTGCTCCATTAAATGGACGAGATAGGCCGAGGTTCTGCCGCCAGAGAAACTGACAACTTGAGGTATGCTCATGCCGCCTCCTGCCTTTCCCGATATTCCTCAGCGAGCCGCTGCGCCTTTAATGGATTGCTGACCACTTCACCCCATGGCATTAGCCAGCCGTTACCAATGAAGGGAAGGCACAGTGTGCCAACCCTGATGTCGTCGTGAGCGTGAGTCATAGGATGGACTCCATTTCGTCGATGTAGAGGCCCTGAGCAATCAGGCGGCGACGGCGGGCGGCACGTTCGATGCATTCCTGCCGCCTACCTTCCTGCGACTGCTCTATGGCGCGCCGGGTGAACAGCCGCGATTTACCCTGCGGTGTTACGACCTTTGGCTTTGTGACCAGGTCGAAAGTCCGGTCGCAGATGCCGTCCTCGTTGAGCCATTTCTCCGACTCAACTATCTGCGCTATCTGCCCGGTGCCGCGGGTGATGCCGTTCGCGACCCGGTTAAACTCGATGAGCGTTACGCCAAACTTCTCAGCGATTTCACTACCGGTGACCGGGCGGCCGCGCGTCTGAATCATCCATATAACGCGCTCACGGAGGCCGGAGAATTGCCCGGTTCGCCCGGGCCGGCGATAGAAGGGTGTGCGTTTCATTTCCACTGTTCCCCGAACGTGAAGCCGATCTCCGCCAGCGCCTCGTCCATCTTCTCGATGAACTCCGGAACCATTTCGTTGAAATCGGTCATGTACTGTGGATCCCGCTCAACGACGACGTGGTGAATACCTTCGCGCTTCATGCGCGGGTCATAGTTGGCAAAGAACCAAGCGTCTTTTCCGGTCACCCACATGCTGTACTGCACCTGGGCCATGTACTCGGACTTAATGGCCTCAAAACCGCCTAGGCGGAATTTCATGAAATCACGGGAGGTGAACGGGCATTTCAATTCGAGGCCGAAATCGTTACTGCAAAGGCCGTCAGGGGAGCACGCGGTGCGCATGCTCTCGTCACGGAACAGGATCGGAGACTCCGTGACTTTCACGTCGGTGGTGAACTCAAAGAGGGTGCGGGCGTCTTCCTCGTACTGCTTTCCCCATGCCAGCGCCTTGGCGTTAACCTCTGGCGCGACGCCGGTGCATACCTCGGCGAGCAAAGTGTGGAAGTAGGACATCTTCATTCCCGTCCATTTGGTGCCAGAGCGCGGCTTGGAAATGACATTGTGCACCTCAGAGGCGGTTATGACGCCGAGGCGTAGCCGGTGCCACGCCTCATCGCCCTGTTGGATAGTGGTTACGTCAATGCCGGTCCGGTCCAGGATGATTTCTGGTGTCATGCTGCCGCCTTAGCTTTTTTCTGAAGGAAGTTGAACCCTTTCTGTGCCTCTTCTTCAGTGAGGTCTGATGCCTCAAGAATTGGCCGCTTGAAGATGTCGCTGCACACAGGGAGGAAGTCTTGCTCCCAGTCTTTATTCAGCGATGTTAAGAGATCGGTGATCGCCTGAAGCGTTTCTTCGCTTGCGGCTGGTGGAAGCGCTTCAGTAGCGCTGCGGGGCGTGACGTCACGGATATCTACGTCCAGTGATTTGCCTTCCATTTCTTCAGCGGTAGGCTGCTGTCCAATTTCAGGCCATGCCTTACGCAATGCCTGGGCTTCTGCGCATTTCGCCAGTTGTCCATACGGGCGCTTTTTCCACATCGCGTTCGGCGCCGTGGTGTCGCGGCCGCCGGTGGCGTAGTTTTCAATCCAGTATTCTTTGGCGCTGAACTCGACGATTTCGCCGCTGGGCATGCGCTTATAAACGGTGTATTTGCACCACTGAGGGAAGGTCACCTCAACACCAGTAAGCGTCTGAGTTACGTCTGGACCAAACTCCGGCTCACGAGCCCCGGCATAATCGCCGGAGCGGTCTGCCTGAATGCGGTAAAGCCCGATCCCCGGCATGACCACGTCGCGCCAGTCTCCTTTACCTGTTTTCGAGTCTTTGACGTACATCGGAACGAGGTGGACAGGTTTTAGCAACGGATCCAGCTGGCGGGCGCGGCAGTAATCAAGCGCCATCATTACCGATTCGTCTTTGGCGCCAGGGTAGATGCTGTTCTTCAGAGCGCTCCAGGTGGAGACGTCGACGCCTATCTCCTGAAGCGACGTCGCTGTGATTGTTAATTCGTTTGCCATCGTTAATCCCCTCAAAAATTAAAACGGGCAGCCGGTACGGTGTTCCCAGTCGTATTCCGCCTGGGCGTAAGCAACTGCCGAAATGAAATCGTTGTAGGCCTCGCCAGCTTTATCGCTGCGAAGTCCTTCGTATGGGCTGGAGTCGATCGGGACCGTGAAGTGGAAGAGGCCGGACGGATCTTTTGGCATCATGTCGATGATTTGCTGCGCCCGGTCGCCGATCCACTTCTCCTTCTCGTCGGTGAGCTGCTGCTCAGCCCAGAGCCGATCTTCGATGCGGTCGTAAGTGAGGTATGCGTTCATGGTTGCCTCAGTAATGAATTTTCGCGCAGGGGATCAGGTCATCTTTCAGGGCGGTAAGCACTTCGATAGCCTGTTCGCGGGTTAAACTGGTGTTGCTGGTGAGCGCGTTAACGATGTTGGTGCCGACCGTCTTGCGGTGCTTCACATCAGCTTCACGTTTTGCCTGTTCGTCGGCGATGCGCTTCTGCTCAGCCAGGCGGACTGCTTCGGCCTGTTTTGCTTTCAGGCGCTCAGCCTCAACCGCCGCGGCTTTTTCGCGTTCCGCCCGCGCTTCTGCTTCCTGCTTCTCGCGTGCCGCACGCTGTTCCGCTTCGATGCGCTGGCGCTCCGCTAGTTCAGCGCGGGCTTTCTCTTCGGCTTCACGGCGCGCTGCGGCTTCAATCTCTGCTTTGTGCTTCGCTTCGGCATCGAGGCGGGCTTGTTCTGCCGCTTCGCGCATAATGCGTTCTTCGTGTTCACGCTGGGCCTGTTCCGCCAGACGGCGCTGCTCTTCGCGATCGCGGTCAAACTTGTCATTCATCAGAAGAGCCATTTCGTGGTCCGCTTCGATTTGCGCAGCGCGCTGGCGGTCAAACTCTTCGTTCATCTCCAGCGCTTCATCGTGCATCGCGTTCATAGCTTCTTCAGCCTTGATGCGTTCCTGTTCTGCTTCCCATTCGGTGAGTGGTCGGCGGGTGGCATCGCGCAGCTCGTCGCAGGCATCAACGAAGCGCTTAATTTCCGCCTCAGCAGGACGCACAGCCTCTTTCAGGCGCTTCAGGTACTCACGGCCCGGCTTTTCGATTGCCGTCTTGCTGCGGGACACCTGCGCTGCCAGAGAGGCGACACGGTCACGGCCTTTCTTCGTTGACAGGTCCGGCACTTCGTTTACTGCCTGGCGGATTTGCTCGAGGTAAGCATCAAGGCCACCCGCGATGTAAAGCGCTGGCGCCTGATCCGGTTTGATTTCGATGACAGCTAAGTCCGTTACTTCGCTCATGGTTTCTCCTGAAATTTGGATGTGCAGATCTCGCCCGCGTAATGCCAGGCCGATCGGTTGAATAGGGTGGTTAGTGCTGGATAGGGTTGCCGTGACCGTCCAGAAGAACGTCAATCACGCAGTCACTGAGGCGGATGATTTCTGCATCGGTGTGCAGGTATACCCATTTTCGCTCCTGGATGACTGCTGAAACGCGATAGGTGCGGCCTTCATGCATTGCCATCATGCCGGGCGTGACGCACTGGCGAATGAGCGGGGTGGTGCCGTAGTGGTTGATCATACCTTCACCTCAACCTGTTCCAGGAGGCCAGCGATATGCATCTGCCAGCGGTTAAGAGTGATCTGCTCCCGCGGGTTGGTTAGCGACGTTAGCCGCCATTCGTTATCGTTCATGGCACAGCGCTTTACGGTGTACTGCTTGCCGTTGTGGGTGACTGTCATGATGCCCCCCGGGCGCGAAGCATTGCGTCAGCTATCTGGTACGCTTCGGTTGCTGTGCGGTCATCGCTACACAACCAGTCAGGATTCGCTAATCGACCCTGCATAGCCTTGGCCGCGAAGTAGTCGCGCAACGTCATTCCCTGATTGCAATCCCTCCAAGCTGTGGCATCTGTCGCCTCCATAGGGAAAGCGTAGCCACCGTCATTTTTCTTACTCATAAATCCTCTTGGCCTTATCGCGGCGAACGGAACGGTTAATACAAGACTTCTGCGCTAATGGGCGGTGGATGGCCGCCGGTTGTCATAAATGGGCAGACTCGAAAATCTGCCTATGTATGGCCAATAAAAAACCCGCCGGAGCGGGTTAATCTTCTTCTTCTCTTTCAACCGCGTCGGCTAATGACTGATCAACTTCAATGGTCTGCATGAAACATTCGTCATCAACGTCTTCGTATTGCTCCCTGAAGCTATCGGCGAGAG